CTATGGGATAAACTTATTTTTACCAATTGTATAAGGCGGTGCATAAGATTCTCGGCATGCTTCCAGATAATCCGACCACCACTGCATCATCGCTTTGCGGGCTTCTAGGTGCTCTGCCTTATGAATATAAGCCATGCGCACGGTATTGCGCTCCTGATGACTCATCTGGCGTTCTACTGCGTCCTTTGCCCATAAACCCGATTCCATCAGCGCACTGCATGCCATTGCCCGGAAGCCGTGACCGCAGATATCCTTTTTCGTGTCGTAACCCATCACCCGCAGTGCCTTATTGACCGTGTTTTCACACATTGGCTTATACGGGTTATGGTCGCCGGGGAAGATCAGTTCATTATTACCGGTGATATCCTTAATCTGTTTCAGAATGGCGATGGACTGTTCTGAGAGGGGGACGATATGCGGCATTCGCATTTTTGCCCCGCGGCCGGAATAACGCACGCCAATAATGGGTTCTCGCGTCGCGGGTATCGTCCAGACTCGGTTTGTGAAATCAATCTCTGACCAGCGGGCGAAACGCAGTTCACTGGAGCGAATGAACACATGCAGCATCAGCAGAACGGCATGCCGGGTCAGTTCACGGCCCTGATGATATGCCCCAATACGTTCAAGCAGTTCAGGCAGCCGCTCCAGCGGCAGGGCAGGATAGTGCCGTCTGACAGGAGGTGTGGTCACGCCGCCAAGGTTTGCTGCAGGGTTCGTATCGATTAACTCCTGATGGACCGCATGGCGCATTATGTTACTCAGGTGCTGCCGTGTGCGGGACGCAACCTCCAGCTTTGAGATACCAGTGGCGGGAGCCACCCGGCTTGACCAGCAGATACAGACCGTGAGAATCGGAGACTTTAAAGGGTTTATCAGAAGGCTTGAGGGTGCGGATTTTTGCGTCGGTAAGGAACATATGGGGGTCACTCCATTATCGAACTAACCTGATCCCAGATTTGACCACCAATTTTTCCCGATGCGTAGGGTAAAATCAGAATGCACCGAGAAGAGTTTTCACACTAACCTGTTGAATCAACATCAGATAAAGATTTGCAAGGATGCATGAAAACAGAAAATTGGCTCCTCTGACTGGACTCGAACCAGTGACATACGGATTAACAGTCCGCCGTTCTACCGACTGAACTACAGAGGAATCGTGTGAACGGAGCGCATATTACTTAGCGGTACCTTGTCTGTCAACACTAAATTTCATAAGCCATTTCAATTGGTTAATTAATCTGCAAAGTTGTTAATTAATGAACATTCGTCGCCGAAAACGAGTCTGTATCATTAGCGTGATGCAGTCTCTGCAAAGGATCTTGTTGATAAAATTGACAGAAACGTTGCCACAATGAAGGGAAACGAGGAGCAAAAAGTTCTGGGGCGCTAAAGAAATATTCAGAAAGTACGGCAAAACATTCAGCAGGATCACTGGCAGCATAAGCATCAATGCTCGCTGCATTCTCACCAACTAATTCGATTTCTTCCTGAATGTTGTTCATTGCAGCATGAAGATCGTGTTCCCAGCCAGCAACCTCACGCAACGAAATAAAGGGAACTCCGCTGGCGCGATCGCCGTTACGGGTGTCCAGCTTATGAGCGACTTCATGAATAATCAGGTTAAAACCAGATGCATCAAAAGAATCTTGTATATCCAACCAGTTCAAAACGATAGGCCCTTGCTGCCAGCTCTGACCTGACTGAACAATACGTTGGTTATGCACCAGACCGATATCGTCTTCCCATTCATCATCGACCACAAATGGCGCAGGATAAATTAAGACTTCATGAAAACCATCCAGCCATTCCAGTCCTAACTCCAGAACGGGTAGGCAAAATAGAAGTGCTATCCGGCAGCTTCTTAATGAATCCAGTTCAAAGCCCTGTAAAGGAACAAGCCGCTTTTGCTGTAAAAAACGTTCGGCAAGAGTGACTAATTTGCTTTGTTCCTGTTCCGTCAGACCCGTTAAAAGGGGGATCGATAGTGCTTCCTGCCAGGGAAGGGCAGTTTGATGTGCTGATTCTTGTACTTTCCAGGGCCACTTAATCATCGTTTTGCTCGCAAACTCGTCACTTGAACAAAATTGCACGGACAGGGACTGTTAAAATGCCAAATTTCCTGGCATCATGGCAACCATCTGAACGGAGAGATGCCGGAGCGGCTGAACGGACCGGTCTCGAAAACCGGAGTGGGGGCAACTCCACCGGGGGTTCAAATCCCCCTCTCTCCGCCAAAATTCAATCACTTACACATCATTAAGTCAGTGACAAAAATCACACTTGGAATTACTTGGAATATTTTCTTGGAATATTTTCAGGTAACGGGACATCAAGTGTTGGTGAAACTTTAACCTTCCTGTCATAGATTAGCACTTGCCCTTCGGTTTTGTGACCAGAGAAAAGTTGCTTATCCCGGCTGCTTCCTTCATAGTCTGAAATTCCTTTCGCCTTCAGATCATGAAAGGTGAAGTCGGTTAAAATACCTGAAATTTTTCCAGCACGATTTCTTGCATCTACCCACATTTCGTTAAAGCCTTTGTACATATATCGGTTGCCGTATTGATTGCTGATCACATAGGCAGATTTTGGTAACTGTTTTGCTTTTTCGATCGCTGCCTGTAATCGTGGACTCCATGCTTTTATCTGTTTTTTCCGGTTTTCCCTTGCTGGATGAATATCCCGTCGTTTCCAATCTGTTCCCATTTCAGCGATAACACATCGGAAACCCTCGCTGCACACAGATAGGCAATTTCCATTGCGATAAAAACAGGAAGAGGTGCAACGCTTAATACTGCCTGGTATTCTTTGTCGGTTACATATCGTTCGCGGTTTTTGGCCTTGAATTTACTTACACCTGCACATGGGTTAGCCTTCACGTACCCTCGCTCATACCCCCAACTGTAAACACGGGACATACTGCTTTTTTCATGGTTGGCTTGCGTTTTACTCTGCTCCCCTCTTTTGTCCATGTATCGACGGATGTGTTCTGGTTTTATGGAATCCGCTGGTACCTTACCGAATACGGCAAGCAACTTTTTTTGATGTTGCAGATAATCTTTTTGTGTTCTTGGACTAAGGTCACTGTAATAGGCGCTGGCGAGGAATTTTTCCCACAAGCGACCGAATGTCATTGCACGATCGCGATTATTTACAGTTTCCTCATACTTTTTCCATAAAGCAGCTAAACCATCCTTGATGGCGGTTAGTGTGACAGATTCTCTGGATGTTGGTTTCCATACATAACTATATTTATTTGGGTATACATTTGGAGGTAATTTTTCGTGTTCAGGATTTTTCCTTCGTCTTCCCATCAGATCGCACCAAAATTCGGCTCTACCTCGCGTGGTGGTAAAGTTTTATTGCAGGTAAATAGATCCCGGCTGACAATCGGTTTGCCACTACGATTGGTATAGAACGGAAGCCCGTTTTCCATTAACCATTTTCGCTGGTGGCTTGCATATTTGCAGCCCGTTAATATTAGCAATTCATCTTCGGTTAAAAATAAGCTGCTCATAGCTATATCTCATAACCGCCGCTAACTATATACGGTTAGCGGCAATTAGGGTTGAACATTAAAAATCAGCCTGACTCGGGATCAGTTTTTGCCAGATAGCTGAAACGTATTTTGCCTGGTAACGAGCGTCATCAAGTGCATTATGGCGCTCACCTTCGAATGGGATAGCAGTTCTGGCATCGAAGTCTATGGCTTTCCCCAGCTCAACGATTGTGCGTACATCGCGATCGTTGCAGTAGCGCCACGGGCAGGGGATACCCTGTCGTTCGTATGAACGGCGTAAAATCACGTTGTCGAAGTTGGCCCCATTACCCCAGACCTGAACAAAAAATTCACCGGAGTTTTCGTCGATAAATTCCCGCAATTGCAGTAGTGCATCATCTAACGGGATTTCATCGGTCATAATGGCAGACTGCGCTTCACGTGATTGCTTTAGCCACCATTTAATGACGTCACGATCAATGACTCCGCCAGCAGTATCCAGATCGATGGTCTTGCTAAATTCCGGTCCCATATCTCCGGTTTGTGGATCGAAAAATATTGCGCCTATTGAGATAATCGGGGCATCGGGATTTTTTCCCATGGTTTCAAGGTCGATCATCAGATGAATCCCCGCTCTGCTGGTGGATGTGAGCTTATGATGACCATTCACCTTAATTAAGGGATCTGTCGCCTCGCCAGTTTTATTATCGCTGGCGTGATGCTGATTGCCGCCAGGGTTCTCCTTGTGCTGATGCGCAGTGCCTTCCATTTCCTCCGGATCATTTTCCTGAACTTCAGGCTGATTCTCTCCATCGAATATTTCCTGGTATGTTGCGTCACCCATCACCGCACCACAATCAGGGCAGTTGCCGCCACCGCTCTGACCGCAGGCGGTGCAGATCTTTTCCGGTTCCTGTTGCACTACTGGTTCAGGTTGTTTCGTTTCTGGCTCGTTTTGTTGCGTATTTGGGCTGTTTTGTTCCGCTTTCTGGTCGTTCTGTTCCGTTTCTTGCTGGTTCTGGTTCACAGAATCGCGGGTCTGGATCCCCTTAATCCATTTCGGATCATTCGGGTCGCTAATCCCCTCAACAAATTCACCACGCGATACAGCAAGTAACTTATCGGCGTCAGGCTGGCTGATATTGGCTGCCTGCATAATTTTGTTTACTTCGTCAGCGGTGACTTTTACTTGGTTAGCGGAACTCACCTGCGACTGAGCATCCAGCGACTGCGCGTTTTGGCCATGTTCAGTTGTATCCGGTTCCATTGTTTCAGTTGTTGCCTGTTCACCTGCCATTGCGTCAGATGGTTGTGGTTTTTCTTCTTCTGTTTCACGCTCAGTAACCACCTCGCGGTTAATTTCTTCCAGGATATCTTTTTCCGGCGTATGCCGGGCAGCTGTGAGAGTTTCCTTGCTGGGGTTCTCGTGATCAGTTTCCGTCAAATAGGCGTTGATATACCCCTGAAGGCGTCCCGGGTAGTGATAAAATTCAGGGTGTGCGCTTCGGATAAGTGCAAAAATAGCGGCGCGGGAATAGTCCAGAATACCCGGGGTTGCACGAAGTGCTGCGGACCATTCTTTGAACGGACTTTCTTTGTTCAGGACTACTTCTTTTGCGCGACGATAAACGCTGCCCGGAATTTCATAAATATTAAAATCCATCGGAAGTGTGGCTGCTGCAATCTCCACATCCAGTGTGTCGAGGGTGTGTACTAAATTCGGATTGCGATCGGTTTTGTTCCCACCGCCAGCATTAGCACCGGAAGCCGTGCGGGTGATGCGTGAAACACGATTTCCTTTCATCCACTCTTTTGTCAGCAGACCCCGATCAGTGTAGTCAGCGTCCAGGTATGCTTCGAAAAAAGCAGTTATTAGTCCCAGGTCTGAATTACCAGGATTAGGGAAAACTTTGTCAGTGTCACGAACCAGTTTGTGGAGGTCGCGAATCTCCAGCGAGTCGAGCAGACTGGTTTTATGCGAAATAGCCAGGGCAGTAACAGCCGGTAGTTCTTCAGCCCGTGCAATGTGTAATGCCTGGAGTTCGTCGCGTGAAACGTGCGTTACTGGTTTTTCGCTGCCGTGTTGAGCAAGCCAACGAATGGGCAGTTCCTGACCGGAGACAGGCAGAAGCATGCTCTCCTCAATCTCAGCCATGTCTTCGCCGTTGATGTTGGTATTGTCAGTGCTGGCTGGTTTGTCCTGAACAGAGGGGGAAGGGCCGATAAATGTCATTGTGATGCCATCTTTCCCGCCTTTTTCATAGCGGTTGCAGAATTCAGTATCAAACACGCCTTCTGGCGGAAGGTCGTCAACAACGGGCAAATTGACGCGGACGGGTTTTTTAAAGTCGTCTTCATCATAATCGTTGTCATCCATTGCGGTAATGCAGCGGGAGATTGCAACAGATAATTTTTTTGCTGTAGTCCAGTAAAAACCACCTTTAATTCCTAGGCGTTTTCTTACTTTGTCATTTTTTGCTTCGCAATATAGTGCAAATTCTTCTTTATCAGTGCTCATTATTGGTAAACCTCATCACAGATTTAAGGGTGAACAAATCTCTGCCATTGCTGACATATAAGAATGAAACTGGATATTTATTACGGTGCTGTTTTAAAGACCTGCCGGGATTTCGTTATTATCCTGGTGAATAACTTTATCGACCGGATAACAGTTGCCTGGAATTTTCTGTTCGGTTGCTGCTGCCATACATTCCTGCATTGTTCTGTGAACACTGACTGCAATATCAACTGGCTCTCCGGAAACAAGAAAAACCGTCAGAATAAGTGCAAATACTGGATTCATTGTGCACATCCTTTTGGCATCAGACGTAAACGGGCCAGCATTGAAACAATGCATACTTTATTTAATAACTCCCGTTCGTGTTTTCTTTTGTTAATGGCATCTTCAGTAAATACAGGATTACTGATAGTGACACCAATTTCAAAACAACCTTCAGACGTATTAACGTTTGGTAATAACGTTTTCATTATCGCGCCCTCAACAATGAGTTTTGTGATGCGGTGCCTGGTGCCTCCAGGTGACGTTAACCAGTTAACAATTAACGCCGGATACAGAGAATCCACCCATAACACTGTTTTTGGTTTTAACTGTTCCGCGTGCGCTTAGCCGCATTCACCGCATCACAAAATTCACTTTAAAAAGGGCGGCAGAGCAGTCACGGAGTAAAACTGATACCGCCAAACGTCACCAGAAAATTGATAACAGAGGGCGTTGCAGCGGGGTTGTCACTTAAGCGTATGGTCAACCTGACAACCAGGTGTCCTCAACGGGGAAGGAATAACCCCGCCATACTTACCGCCGCGCCATTTCGCGGAGTGCCACAACCGGAAGCGCACGGCCGACGAAAATTTAACGACAGGCTATCTATGAACCAGCTACCTCGCCGTGCGCTTTCGCGTTATGGTCTGACTTTTCATGGAAATATCCTTTCAGTAAACTGTCAGTGCCGGATGCTCACCCGTGTCCGGCGCACGCACTCCACCTCACCCGTGGAGAACTCCTTAATTACCAACCTTAGCTTCGTTGGTTAGCTATTAACGCGGGTATGTAATCATTCTGGCAATGCTTAATGCCGCTGCTTTTTCCAGCCTGGTGATATCCTGCTCCAGAGCGGACAGATTTTCAGCCTGCTTAGCCCTGGCTTCATTGGCCCATTTCAGATCCTGCGCTGCATTAATTTTCTGGCGCATCCACTCATAAAGTTCATCATCGGTATAATCTGGCGCGATGATGACGGGTTCTCGTTTCTGCATACTGATTCCTCGCGGTGTTGCTTCGCTTATCAGCCGTTAGATTTTGCCGAGCTGGAAAGCGCCTGTTTAAACTCACTGAAGCTGAGAGCTTCTTCGCCTTCGGCAAGGCCTTCGAAGTATTCTTCGTAAGCCTTTTCCATGATTGTGTCGAAATCCATATCACCCACCTGAATTTCTTTCCAGCCAGCGACGCGCTCCAGATTCGGTTTTAAACGTTTTGCTTTTGGTATACGTCATTGCGGTGAACGTACCGTCCTGGTTGGGGAACACGCCACATACCAGAGATTCGCTGTTGCCAAGATTGATAGTATCCATGCTGACCTCATTTCCCCTTAACGCCGGGGTAGCGGAACAAAAACCTGCTGCATAGTTATTAAAGTTGAACCCTGCCGTCATGTTCTTACGCCTCGGGCTGGCTACTTAACCCCTGACCACTGCCTGGTAACTCGAAGTATTGCCCTGCATTCTGTGGGGCGGGGTGGGTGGCAGGTATATAATGTACTTTGCGTTCATTGTTGTAAAGTACTTTTAGTACATTCTGTGTGTAAAAAAATGAGATGGGATAAAGTGAAGCACAAACCCGGAGGAAGGCGCTACCGGATTTATGCTGGTTTAAGAGGCTTTTTGTTTTTCTTTCGTGCTAACTCTTCGTAAATTGCATTGTACTTCTGTTTTTTCTCTTCAAGAGTTTTTAAAAGTTCATCTGTCTCACTGTCAGGGAGCTCGTCCAGAAGGTCAATGATGATTTTTTGTCTTGGATTTAACTCCTGATAGAAACGTACCTGTCCACTTTCTTCTGTATCCTCTCCCAAAAGATAGGTTGGTGTTGTTCCTATTAGTGTTGCTAATTCCCTTAATTTCTCCCGGCGAGGAATTGTTTCGCCATTAAACCATTTGCTAACCGCTTTTGGTGTTAATTTCATTCGACGGGCAATTTCTGCCTGCCTTCCATGTTGTTCATAACCAGCGTTTTCACAGGCTAGCGCAAGCCTACTGGCGAACTCTTTACGCGCTTTATCTTCATGAACCATAAGTTCAATGATATTCGCTCTTGAATGTACTGTCAGTTCTGTTATAGCATGTACTCAAAGTTCACATTATGAGGGTGATATGAACCAGAAAACACTTGAAGATGTAATCAAAACTGTTCGCGTTGCTGTTGTGGCCGACGTTTGTGGTGTCAGCCAAAGAGCAATCTATAAATGGATGGATAACGGAAAATTGCCTCGCACAGAATATACCGGCGAAACAAATTACGCTGAAAAAATCGCTCTTGCATCAAACGGATTATTTTCTGCCGATGCAATTTTAACTATTGGCAGGAATAAAACTACTACGAAAAAGCTGATGGGAGTTGATTCATGAAAATCAAGCATGAACACATCCGCATGGCGATGAATGCCTGGGCGCATCCGGACGGCGAAAAAGTACCGGCTGCGAAAATTACCAAAGCGTATTTCGAGCTGGGAATGACGTTCCCGGAACTGTATGACGACAGCCATCCGGAAGCCTTGGCTCGCAATACCCAGAAAATTTTCCGCTGGGTAGAGAAAGACACCCCTGATGCAGTTGAAAAAATTCAGGCGTTGTTACCAGCGATCGAAAAGGCAATGCCACCTTTGCTGGTGGCCAGAATGCGCAGCCACAGTTCAGCTTATTTTCGGGAGCTGGTGGAGACGCGGGAGCGATTGGTGAGAGACGCTGATGATTTTGTCGCAGTGGCAATCGCCGGTTTCAATCAGATGAACCGTGGTGGCCCGGCAGGAAATGCTGTGGCAGTACATTGACTGACAATAGCCATATCGAATCGCTTCCGGCAACTCGTGAGTAAAAAGATTCGGTATCAGAAGAGGTGAGTATGGCTAACGCCTGGCTCAGATTATGGCATGACATGCCAAATGACCCTAAGTGGCGAACAATTGCCAGGGTGTCAGGGCAGCCAATTGCAACAGTGATGGCAGTGTATATCCACCTCCTGGTGAGCGCGTCACGAAATGTCACGCGAGGTCACATTGATGTCACGACAGAAGATTTGGCAAGTGCGCTCGACGTGACAGAAGAGGTAATTGATTCAATTTTGCAGACGATGCAGGGGCGGGTACTTGATGGTGATTTAATCACTGGATGGGAAAAACGCCAGGTGCTTAAAGAGGACAACGGCAATATTTCGCAAACCGCAAAATCTCCTGCAGAGCGCAAGAGGGCGCAGCGAGAGAGGGAAAGAAAGCGGGAACAAAATGGCGATTGTCACGGCGCGTCACGAAATGTCACGCACATGTCACGACGAGTCACGACAGATAAAGATACAGATAAAGATACAGATACAGATCAAGAAGATCAAAACACTATGGTCCATGGCGTAAAAAACGCCACGAACCAGGCAGGGGATGTTCAGACCGTCAATCTTGGTCAGCCAGCAGGCACGACACCGGAAGCCGATTCAGCGTATGCGCTGAAAGCCGATTCGGGCGCTGTGCAGCAGGTGATGACCGCAAGGCCGGAGCAATCACACCAACTGCAGCAGCCTGAAGCCGATTCCGCCATTCAGCGGGAAGCCGATCGGGTAGTCCCGGAAAACACCGGGCAGCCTGTGGGACGAGTGGATTATCCGGATGTGTTCGAACAGGTCTGGCGGGAATACCCGTTGCGTGCTGGGGCAAACCCGAAGAAATCCGCTTTCAGTGCTTGGAAGGCCAGATTACGCGAGGGGGTGTCACCAGAGGCCATGCTGGATGGCGTGAGGCGTTACGCAAGATACCTTGCGGCTACCGGGAAAACGGGAACGGAATTTGTTCAGCGAGCGACGACGTTTTTTGGACCGGACCGGAATTTTGAAAACCCCTGGCTGCTCCCGGTAAGCGGCACGAACAACCAGCGTTGTGTGAATCATATTTCTGAACCGGATACCGAAATTCCACCGGGCTTCAGGGGGTAAGTGTTAATTTCTGGTCATGAGGTAATTTTCAGGAGGACTTGTGGCAAAAGTTTTTACACAAGAAGAGCGAGAAAAAATTAAAGGGCAGGTTGTTGAACTCGTACGCCAGAGTGGGCGTGAGACGTTACGGCAACTGGAAGTCAAAACAGGTGCGACAAGATATCTGATGAGCGTTCTTGCCAGAGAGCTGGTTGCTAGTGGCGATGTATACAACTCTGGTTACGGGTTATTTCCGTCTGAACAGGCTCGTAAGGACTGGCAAAATGCCCGCAAAAAATTATCGAGGGCAAAGCTGAAGAAACCGGTTGTGGTTGATCCGGACCTTATCTGGTCATTACCTGACGGAGAAATACGTCGCTACGACAGTCGCCTAAACATAATCTGTCGCGAGTGCCGGAAGAGCGAAGTTATGCAGCGCATATTGTCGTTTTATCAGGGGAATTTTCAGTAGGTGGTGCTGTGAGTGAAATTAGCTATCAGGCTTCAATTGCCGCTGGCATTCGCATCAAAGGAGAGGAGCATGGAAATAAAACCAGAAGATGAGTTAAGTAATATTGTTTTATTTCCGGTAAAAGAGGATGACCCACGTAATCAGGTTAATTTTCTTTATGAGCCATCGGAAAGACCATACTGCCATCACGCCTCTGTCCGGGTTGACGAAAAAGAGCGCCAGGTCCGCTGTAAAATCTGCGGTGCAGTTGTGGAGCCATTTGACTGGATGCTCTCTGTGGCGAAAAGAGAAACCAGGCTGGCAGATGATGTAAAGCTATTGCGCCAGGAGGAACAGGAAAGGCGGAAAAATATAGAAAAGTTAATTCAGATTGAGCGTAACGCGAAAGCGCGGATACGCAGGGCGACAAAATCCATAACTGAATAATTAAATTTAGCACTGTAAATAAAATCAAATCCTTAACCGGAGGGATTTCTGCACCCTCAAATCATCCGGAGGCCGCCCGAAAGGGCGGTAATAAAAATGGCTGAACTAATCGGAGAATAAAACGATGAAAAACCGTAAAGCAAAGATTCTGTTAGTTCGTAGAAACGCTCCTGGCGTCTGGCAGTGGGTGAGACTCAGCAACCGACGGATGGGGTTAATGAAACATTACGGGATGATGGATTGTGGTTTTTGCAAAAAGCCTACCGCGGCACAGAACAGGCGGAAGAAAGGGTACGCAGTACGATGAAAAACCGTAAAGCAAAGATGCTTATTTCCCGTGTATACAGACGTTGCCATCCCAGCCAGTGGTTGAGAGTTAGCAATCGCCGTGTGGTGTTGTACTTATATTCTGGAATTGCCAGAGAGGGAGTCAAAGATAAGCGCAGCGCGGCGCAAAACCGCTGGAAAAACCACTTGCGTACTAAAGGAGAGTGATATGGCTATCGCTGCAAGTTACACCATGCATCTCTATTGTGATTGCCTCCAGTGTACAAATGGCAAATATAAGTCGCCAGATTTTGGTGAGTATATCGGTACGTCATGGGCTGGCTGTGCAAAAGAGGCACGTAAAGATGGGTGGCGAATAAGCGCCGACAAAACGCGTGCTTTTGCGCCAGGGCATAAAATTTTGAGGAGCAACAAAGGAGAGTGATATGCCTACATTATTCAGAAAAGAATATCCGCGAAAAAGTAGAGCGACAGAATTTTTGTTTCTCATTCTGTTTATCGTGTTGATGATACCGATATCCCCGCTATTACTGGCCTGGATAATCGGAAAAGTAATTGAGCCCGTTATTGAATTGTATAACGACGTTGTATGGGCCCCGTTCAACACACTGCACAATAAAATTAATCCGTATAAGGAAAACTGATATGGCAACTTTGACAAAAAAAGAACAGGCATGGTTGAACGAATTACAGGACGTCATTGATCGCTGTCCATCACCGAAAAAAATTGGCTTTTACACCATTGGCGATAAAAACATTTACCTGTATGACCTACGCCGCATGGATGAAATCATGGAGGCTCTTGATAATCGTTCGTCGGTGGATTGGTGTGTTGCTGTTCATGATATGAATGCAGGGTTTGATGAAAAGATTTTGTTCCCCTCATCAGTTGAAAGCACTGCGGGTTAAGGAGTAACACATGACCACTTTTACCAGAGAGCAGTTAATAACTCACGCAGAGGAGACTATTGAAGCACAGAGACTGTGCATACCAGGCACAATCGACCATGACATCATCCGCACATATAAAATGGATATTGCTGTTTTGGAAATCGCATTGGCATCGCTGGCAGCAGAGCCAGCCGGTAAATTGCATGAATACAAACCAGTGGGATATCAGCGTCTGGTCGACGAGTTAACCATGCTGGTAAAGCAGTTAACCTGGCAACTGAGGAAAGTGAAGCCGGACTGTAAATTGCCGGATAAGGCGATGGACTACCTGAAGCGGAACGAACTGATAAGCGCGGAGGATGTTTTGCGATGACCTGGCCTGAAGCATTCACAACGGTAGGAATTGCAATGGCGGTGGCGCTGGTGGTGTATTCGATTTGCCGCTGGGGTTGACGAAAACGGAGGCACAAAGTTATATTTTCTCTGTGTGGTCGGTAACTCGCCCACACAGTTTGTGTTCGTAAAAATACCATGTTGTTAGAATGTCGTATGCGGATTCATAAGGATAAATGATGAAATTCACAGGGCTACAGTCGTCAGCGTTACCTGATACTTCTGATTCAGTAAAAGAGTGTGTGAATCTCGGGCAGTGGATGCTGTTCAAATCTTATGCGCATGAAGTAACCACAACATTTGAAGTGGTGTTTTTTCTGAAAACTGGCGATGAAATATTTGGTTTGAATGAAAGAGGGCAAATAACGTCCACCCAAATTACTGAACATTTAAGCATCGATGAGCTTTTTTACTTTATTGATATACCAAAGCCACCATCTTTCAGTAATGCAATGCCTCCTAAATATTAACAAAATTTTAACTTAAAACATTCGAATCATAAGGATATGTATGAGCCTTAGGTCTGAGCGTACGAAATGGGTTATGTTTTTGCCTTGTTCTAAAGAAGAAGTTGAATCGCGCCACGTTTTGGATATTGTTTTTGGCGTGCTATGTCTTGAGAAGGCCGGTATAAATCCACGAGACATATCAATATATATTGACAGCCCTAACAGGAATTTTGATGATTTTTTTTCATCAGCCTCGAAGTATCCTTATGCGTCAAAAGCATCAGCAGATTTCTTTAATGACTTGCGTGATAATAACTACAATAACATAGTAATGTTTGTTACTGGTCATGGTTGCCCACAAGGACTGGATGCAAAAAATCCTATTACTCCTCATCAACTTCTCAAGGCTTTAAAAGGAGCACCTAATTTAAACAATGCTATTGTTTATTTTGGACAGTGTTATGCAGGTACGTTCAATTTTGTTGGGGCGGGTAAAAGAAAGGATGGCGAGCCTGAGGTTGTTTTAATTGGGGCGACTAATCTTACTGAGAGTCTGAGTATAGCGACTACTGAAACGTTTCTTGATGGAGATGAATTTCCTTGGACGGCCAATATTTTTCTCCTTCATGTTTTTAAATGGATGTCAAAACCTTCTGATATAGATGGTGATGGCCGTTATACTGTAATGGATTCTTATAAGCATGCTGGTATTTTTACTAACTTTGTGAATAAAAAACAAAAACAGATATGTTTGGTGAGATAATTAATATGCATGCAGAGTGTAATAAACTCATGGCACTGGCTTCTTCGGGGACAGGGAATTGGATAATTGATACGACAAATGAGTTAAATTATAAAGCCAAAAAAACACAACTACAAAATTTATTGATTGCGCACCACACTCATCAAGAATGTTGGATATTAAATGCAAGACCAGCGCAAAAAATTGAGTTTTGACTAATCGTTATGTCAATTAATTACAATAACGACTTATCATGGTGAGCAAAAACGGTTTGCGGGAAAAGGAGAGTTAAGTAGAATTGCTGCGGGTGCTTGAGGCTATCTGCCTCGGGCATGAACACCAAAAGGCAGATAGAGAAAAGCCCCAGTTAACATTACGCGTCCTGCAAGACGCTTAACATTAATCTGAGGCCCAATCTATGTCTCACAAATGTAGGTTAGCCTCTTACGTGCCGAAAGGCAAGGAGAAGCAGGCTATGAAGCAGCAAAAGGCGATGTTAATCGCCCTGATCGTCATCTGTTTAACCGTCATAGTGACGGTACTGGTAACGAGGAAAGACCTCTGCGAGGTACGAATCCGAACCGGCCAGACGGAGGTCGCTGTCTTCACAGCTTACGAACCTGAGGAGTAAGAGACCTGGCGGGGGAGAAATCCCTCGCCACCTCTGATGTGTCAGGCATCCTCAACGCACCCGCACTTAACCCGCTTCGGCGTTTTTTCCGTTGATTAACTCTAGTTATTAGAGAACCGAACTTTTATTGATGGGGCAGGGAGATGAAGAAACTTGTTTTAGTCGCAGGTGTAATGATTGCAACAGTAATGTTGGGAGGGTGTGCAGCAAAGGTCGATCCAGCGTTGAAAGCAGAAGCAATGAAGCCACTAACATGTAATGATGAAAAGCAATGTGACTTTTATTGGAAACGAGCGCAATTCTGGTTGGCTAATAATTCCTCATGGAAAATTCAAACGGCGACAGACACGCTAATTTCCACTTATAATCCCTCTCCAAATAGTCCATTCCTCGCTTATCAAGTGAGTAAAATGCCAAATGAAGATGGATCCTCAAGAATTTTCATCAAGCCTTTTTGCGATAATATGTTTGGCTGTCAACCAAACCCCTATCAGGCAGTTGTTTCCTTTAAAAACTTCGTTAAAACAGGGCAGTAGTGTATAGCTTGGACGATAAATTATTAGTGAAAACGCCGTAAACCCTCACCCAATGTGGACTAAGTCTATCAAACATGACTGTGATGATTAGTCCGTAGTTGTTGTCTATGAAATCTGGATTGAGTCAGGGTTTAATCCAATAATTATTCTATCGTTCCTTTACAAGTCCGGTATATTACTTTCAGTTTGTTTTAGCATACCCGCTTCGGCGGGTTTTGTTTTTTCCTGGCATTCTGGTTTACAATTCGCACGCCAGCCTGAACAACTGGCACCTGCTGCGCCAGCAGAGACAACCGATGGCGCACGATACCAAATTACACAATTCTGATGATTCTGCCGTCTTTGCCAGCAGGCACGGGCGGCGTTCCCGCACTTTCAAATCTGACTGGTTCCAGCATGACCCATGTACTGAAGAACAGGCCGAATGGCTAATTCATAACTATCGCAGACGCGGATACGAGATTAAGAAAGCCCTCAGCCTCGATTATCGTCACTGGATAATCTATGTCAGGCTCCCTTATTCCGAACGCCCACCGCACCCATCCCGCACATACCAGCAACGGATCTGGAGGTAACGTGCGGATATTACTTCGACCTGTTCTGGTACCGGAACTCGGGCTGGTGGTCCTTAGGCCGGGCCGTGAATCCATGCAAGTATTTCATAACCCTCGAGTGCTGGTGGAGCCTGAACCGAAAAGCATGCGCGGTCTGCCGTCCGGAGTCGTCCCTGCCGTTCGCCAGCCGCTGGCGGAGGATAAATCATTACTGCCATTTTTCAGCGATGAGCGGGTGATTCGTGCTGCTGGCGGCGCTGGGGCACTGTCTGACTGGCTGTTGCGTCATGTCAAATCCTGCCAGTGGCCTCATGGTGACTATCATCACAGTGAAATCGTCATACATCGTTACGGTACCAGCGCGATGGTGTTGTGCTGGCACTGCGACAACCAGTTGCGTGACCAGACATCCGAATCACTCGGGCAACTTGCTCATCAAAACCTGTCAGCATGGATGATTGACGTCATACGCCATGCAATGAATGGCACGCAGGAGCGGGAATTGTCGCTGGCTGAATTATCTTGGTGGGCGGTCTGCAATCAGGTGGCGGACGCGCTTCCGGAGGCAGTATTACGTCGTTCTCTGGGGGTACGTGCGGAAAAAATCCGCTCCTTGTACCGCGAAAGCGACATCGTACCGGGAGAGCAGACCGCCACCAGCATACTGAAGCAGCGCACAAAAAATCTTGCGCCGTTGCCTCATGCCCACCAGCAACAGAACCCACCACAGGAAAAGACGGTGGTATGCATCACCGTTGATCCGGAGTCTCCGGAATCTTTCATGAGGCGACCTAAACGTCGCCGTTGGGTAAATGAGAAATATACGCGCTGGGTGAAGACACAGCCGTGTGCGTGTTGTGGTCAGCCAGCCGACGATCCCCATCACCTGATTGGTCACGGTCAGGGAGGGATGGGAACAAAGGCCCACGATATTTTCACGCTACCGTTGTGCCGGGAACATCACAACGAACTTCATGCGGATCCGCTGGCGTTCGAAGAAAAGCATGGTTCCCAGGTTGATTTAATTTTTCGTTTTCTTGATCACGCCTTTGCAACCGGCGTGCTCGGGTAAAAGAGGTTACTGATGCGTATAGAGTTTGTTTTGCCTTATCCGCCGACGGTGAATACTTACTGGCGACGTCGTGGCAACACATATTTTGTATCAAAAGTCGGTGAGCGTTATCGCCGTGATGTGGCACTAATTGTTCGCCAGCAGCGGTTGAAATTAAACCTGTCCGGAAGGCTGGCAATAAAAATTATTGCAGAGCCACCGGATAAGCGCCGCCGCGACCTGGACAATATCCTGAAGGCACCACTGGATGCGCTGACGCATGCCGGACTTCTCATAGACGACGAGCAGTTTGATGAAATCAATATTGTGCGCGGACTGCCTGTTCCTGGTGGTCGGCTGGGGATAAAAATCACAGAACTGGAGTGCGCATGAATAACCAGTATTTACAGTTTGTGCGTGAGCAGCTCATTATCGCTACCGCTGATTTGAGTGGGGCAACAAAAGGTCAGCTTGAAGCCTGGCAGGAGAATGCCATGTTTGATACAGGGCGTTACAGGCGTAAAAAAATCCGGTACCGCGATGAAGTGACTGGAAGAATGATAACGCGGGATAGTCCACCGATACCGGGAAAACAATCACTGGCGAAAGGCTCATCAATTGCTCTGGTAAGTCAGGTTGAGTTTTCGACATCATCATGGCGACGGGCAGTTCTGTCTCTTGAAGAACATCATAAAGCCTGGTTGTTGTGGTGTTACAGCGGGAGTATTTGTTGGGAATATCAGATCGCGATAACACAGTGGGCGTGGAATGAATTTAATACTCAATCCGGTACCAGAAAAATTGCAGGGAAAACGCAGGAACGCCTGAAAAAATTAATCTGGCTGGCGGCGCAGGCATTAAAAGCAGAACTTTTTGGTGGGGAAGGTTATGAATACCAGGAGCTGGCATTACTGGCGGGAGTGACAACTAAAAACTGGTCCAAAACATTTACTCGTCACTGGGTTGCAATGAAACACATTTTTCACCGACTTGATAGTGAGGCTTTATTGTTTGTAATGAGAACACGTTCAAAACAAAAGGCGGCATTTTCAAAGCAAAGTGTTGCAAAAGTAGATTGAAAGGCATATATTTCATGCAAATCTGATATTTTGCCGATTTTGTACGTGATGGCAAAAGCAAACAAAACCCGCCCACAAGCGGGTTTTTTGTGCCACTTATCTCGGATAGACATGGTGAATGCGCTGGTGGAGGAGATAAGGGTGATTTTTGAATGCTTGCAACATTGATTTCGTAACGTTATTATCCTGCGCCCGGCCCTTTAGCTCAGTGGTGAGAGCGAGCGACTCATAATCGCCAGGTCGCTGGTTCAAATCCAGCAAGGGCCACCAGCCGCCACTAGCTCATCAGGAAAGAGCGTCAACCCTTTAAGTTGAGTGTGCGAGGTTCGAGTCCCCGGTGGCGGTCCAGTGCCGACTTAGCTCAGTAGGCAGAGCAACTGACTTGTAATCAGTAGGTCACCAGTTCGATTCCGGTAGTCGGCACCATATGCGGGTATCGTATAATGGCTATTACCTCAGCCTTCCAAGCTGATGATGCGGGTTCGATTCCCGCTACCCGCTCCAGCAGAGGACGATTGATACTAGGTTGTGTTAGGCACTGACACATTTTATGTGGGGCGTTTTTCCTGACTCCTTACCTCGCCCTGTACTGTAAGGAGTGATATCGCTTGCAGCACCAGTGCCATTTTTTACGTCACCGGAATGGTGCATTATTGGTAGAGATTTGCAATGTTTCTGGCAGGGGCCGATGATGCATCATTCTGGTGTTGTAAATAACACCATGACATTGAGATTAATCATATATTAAGCAAAACCTGGAAATGCATCCTTAACCGCCTCTATCGGGCGGTTTTTTTTATTCTGAACTCAGAAAAGAATACACGGGCATTGATATTACCCGTGTGGCAAGGCCATGAAAGCTAATAATGAACTGAGCGCAAAAAAAGCGCGGCTGTCGGATTAACGCCGCGGGACAAAGTCCGTGAAGAAGAATAAGCATCAGTCTCCTCCAGGAGACGATTTGATATTACTAAGCTTTAAAAATGGTTTAAATCCCCGGATTAACCTTAATTTCAGATAAGCTTTATTTCATTTTCTCCGAGCCACGTCAGGCGCACATCACATCAGATAACACCACATAAAAGGCATCTGCGGGTGTCTTTGATGGGGTGTTTTTTTACGGGCCGCTGGTGGCCCTTTTTTATTTACAGGAGAAAAAGTATGTCTGAACCCTTATCCGGTTCCGGCACGGCTGCGGCGCTCGGCGGGGCGACGGTGTACGGGTTGTTTACCGGAACGGATTTCGGGATTGTGTTTGGTGCGTTCGCCGGGGCGTTATTTGTGGCAACGATGCCGCAGGCGCTTTCAGCCTGGCGTGTGGCGGCGCATTTTCTGGTGTCGTTCATTATCGGTGTGCTGGGCGCAGAGGTTCTGGCATCCTGGCTGGTAAAGCATACAGGGTTTGACGGAGCGCCTGTCGACGCATTGTGTGCAGTGCTGGTGTCAGTGGTGTCGGTGAAGATTCTGTCGTTCATCCACCAGCAGGATATTGCATCGCTGGTGTCCGGCCTGTTCTCCCGCCTGCGGGGTGGAGGAGGCGGCAATGTTAAGTAACCTTCCCGGATTGCTGAATGTGGCGTTATGCACGGTTATCGTGCTGACGCTCTTTTTTTATCGTCGCCGTGATTCCAGACATAAACCGCTGATGTCATGGCTGGCCTGGCTGCTGATGCTGCTGTATGCCTTTGCGCCCCTCAGCTATCTGTGTGGTCGCCCATTAGCAACGGGCTGGCTGGAAGTGTTTTTTAATCTGCTGTTCTGCGTGCTGGTAATACGCGCACGCGGGAACGTCGCAAGAATTTTTCCATTGTTGAGGTGAGTATGTCGGGTAAATTCAGATTTAGTCGTCGCAGCGAAAAGAATCTGGAGGGCGTCAAACCACAGCTGGTTGCTGTCGTTCGCCGTGCGCTGGAACTGACGGAGGTTGATTTCGGTATTACGGAAGGCCTGCGCAGTAAGTATCGCCAGAAACAGCTGGTCGCGGAAGGGAAAAGCCAGACCATGAACAGCCGCCACCTGACCGGTGATGCGGTGGATGTTGTGGCCTACATTGGCAGCCAGGTGTCATGGGACTGGCCTCTGTACGAGAAAATCGCGCAGGCATTTAAGCAGGCTGCCGCAGAGCTGGGAACTGCCATCGAATGGGGCGGGGACTGGAAAACACTGAAAGACGGGCCTCACTTTCAGTTGAAACGCTGATAACCAGGTGTGTTATGAGCAGAAAACACTGGACACACAGAATGCCGCGAACGGCGGCGAAATGGGCACTGGTAGCGATACTGGTGCCTTTTTTATTGGCGGGATGCGTTAGCCTGGATAAGGCGCGCCAGTTTTTTGACGCTGCTTCTCAGGCCTGCCAACTGATTGATGGCATCCGGCAGTGTATGCAGTGAGGTTAGATAAAGTGAACTCAATTCATCCTCGCATATTTATTCAGGAGGAAATATGTTTCTTTTCCCAAAGATTTTTAATATTGCTATGAAGTCAAAATTATTAAAAATTCTCAATAAAAAACCTGAGGGCGCATTTGATAATACGGGAGCGTTTTACTTAAAAGGAAATATTACATACACCAAATAAAGAAAAGGGGGGAGGTGCTCCCTCCCCGCTCCTGTAAACGATGGATTCAGATTATATCTTTGGGTTGAAATTACTATATAAGCTGGCCTCTTCATTAAGCCCGACGCCTTTTAGATCTGCAATGAATGAATCACGCTGTTCTGGAGGTAGTTTAGCCAATAATATTCCAATCGTAACTTTTAAACGGGAAATTTCTAAAGCTACGTCAGAAATGGTTTCAACCTTTGTTGTTACATTTAAATTTATATTAAAGCTTGTCATTGTCATTCCTTTTGCGGAGCCGTCAGCCAAGGCTCTTATTCATTGTTCACACAGTGTCCGAACACTGGAGGGCTGAGGTTGTATTTTAACAATGGATAAAGCGCATAAAAACCAGGATATTCAACCAGTAAGCGACAAAAGGAGTATTGTCCACAGCATTACAGCAGCCCTTCCGTTGAACTGACCCCATAAAATCGGAAATTGTTTCTGCTGACTCTCCATTTTTATTGGATGGGCGGTTGTGTGGGGGTCATTCACTGGTGCTGAGCATCGAAACGAATGCAAATCGCTGTCGTGAATTGCTTGATGAAACAATGCAGCTTGTCAATGAACATAATCAGCACGCTGTGGCGGCGGGACTGAATGCAATACATGTTATCCCCGAGAGAGAAACGTTTTAATCGCTGGAGAACGAAGTTCCATGCCATCACGAATCCCCCGCGCATGTCGTAAGCGAGGCTGCGCAGGCACAACAACAGACAGTTCGGGCTACTGCGATAAACATTGGGGTGAAGGCTGGGTGCAGCACCAGCGCGGACTGAGCCGCCACCAGCGTGGCTATGGCTCGAAATGGGATGCCATACGTGCGCGCATACTGAAGCGTGATAATCATCTGTGTCAGAACTGCCTGCGCAATGGGAGAGCTGTTGAAGCCAGAACTGTGGACCACATCATTCCGAAAGCTCATGGTGGCACGGATGCAGACAGTAACCTGCAGAGTCTGTGCTGGCCCTGCCATAAAGCAAAAACAGCGCGCGAACGCATCAATTGATAACAGTTCTCATCTGTAGGGGAGGGGCGGGGCAAATCTCTGCCGCCCTGGCTGCTCAGTACCGCCGCCTGACCCTTCCTCACATCGCCGCAGGTTCGAAAACTTTTTTTTGGAAATGTGAACAAACGATTGATAGGTAAGACCGATTATGTCAGGACCTCCGAAAACCCCGCCACGCCTGCATTTGATTCGAGGCAACCCCTCAAAGCGCCCCGTTAAAGACCACAAAAAAACCGCTAAAAAGGATGAAAAAGGTCTTCCTAAAATTCCGCAGCATTTAGGGGCTCAGGGGAAGTACTGGTTCAGGCGAATGGCGGAAGAGCTGAATGCGGAAGGGATCATTTCTCAGCTTGATGCGCGTGCGCTCGAGTTGCTGGTGGAAGCCTACACCGAATATCGGCATCACTGCGAAACACTCGATGTTGAGGGGTATACCTACCGCACGGAAACGCAGAGCGGTGATGTACTGATTAAGGCGCACCCCGCGGCGGCAATGAAAGCGGATGCCTGGAAGCGGATCCGGGCAATGCTTGCAGAGTTTGGTATGTCACCGGCAAGCCGGGCTAAAGTAAATATCGCCGGACCGGATGATGTTGATCCGCTGGCGGAGCTTTTAAAAGCGAGAGACTGATGGCAAAAGTGGCTGACGGGATCCGCTACGCCGAACGTGTTGTTGCAGGAGAAATTGTTGCTGGCGAATTTGTCCGCTTGGCCTGCCAGCGTTTTCTTGATGATCTGAAGTACGGCGAAGAGCGGGGGATTTATTTCAGTGAACCCCGTGCGCAGCACATCCTGAATTTCTACAAATTTGTGCCTCATGTAAAAGGGGCGCTGGCAGGCCAGCCCATTGAACTGATGGACTGGCATGTATTTATCCTCATTAATATTTTTGGTTTTGTCATTCCGCTGGTGAATGAAGAGACCGGGGAAGTTGTCATGCGCAGCGATGGCAGCGGACGTCCGGTGATGGTGCGCCGGTTCCGGACGGCGTACAACGAAGTCGCCCGTAAAAACGCAAAATCAACTCTGTCATCGGGTATCGGCCTGTATATGACGGGGGCAGATGGTGAAGGCGGTGCTGAGGTGTATTCAGCCGCCACCACGCGTGACCAGGCCAGAATTGTGTTTGAAGACGCCAAAAATATGGTCAGAAAAGCCCGGTCGACACTCGGGCGGTTGTTTGATTTCAACAAGCTGGCGATTTACCAGGAGCAGAGCGCATCAAAATTTGAACCGCTTTCCTCGGATGCAAACAACCTGGATGGTCTGAACATCCACTGCGCCATTATTGATGAGCTGCATGCACATAAAACCCGCGACGTGTGGGACGTTCTGGAAACGGCAACCGGTGCCCGCCTGCAGTCCCTGTTATTTGGTATCACCACGGCAGGGTTTAACAAGGAAGGGATTTGTTACGAGCAGCGTGATTACGCCATCAAGGTATTGCGTGGCTATAACAGCGATGTGGAGGGCGCTGTAAAAGACGACTCCTACTTTGCGATTATTTACACCCTCGATGAGGGAGATGATCCGTTTGATGAAACGGTCTGGCAGAAAGCGAATCCCGGCCTGGGCATCTGTAAACGCTGGGATGATCTGCGTCGCCTGGCGAAAAAAGCGAAAGAACAGGTCTCTGCGCGGGTGAATTTTTTTACCAAACACATGAATGTGTGGGTAACAGCAGAGTCTGCCTGGATGGACATGATTAAGTGGGAGAAGTGCGAATACATTGCCCCACGACATGAGCTGAAAACGTATCCCATGTGGGTCGGCGTTGACCTTGCTCATAAGATTGATATCTGTGCGGCGGCAAAACTCTGGCGAACGGATAACGGGCATGTTCATGCCGATTTTAAATTCTGGCTTCCGGAAGGACGGCTGGAACGATGCTCGCGGCAGCAGGCAGAACTTTACCGGAAGTGGGCGGAGATGGATAAGCTGATTCTGACGGATGGTGATGTTATCGATCATGCTCAGATAAAAAGTGACTTACTGGAATGGATTGGTGGTGAAAACCTCAGGGAACTGGGATTTGACCCGTGGAGCGCGATGCAGTTCAGCCTGGCACTGGCTGAAGAAGGGATACCGCTGGTGGAGGTTCCGCAGACGGTTCGCAATCTGTCAGAGGCCATGAAGGAAACGGAATCACTGGTCTATGCCGGGCGTTTCCATCACAGCAATCATCCGGTCATGAACTGGATGATGTCTAACGTTACGGTAAAACCGGACAAAAACGACAATATCTTCCCGAATAAATCCACGCTGGAAGCCAAAATCGACGGCCCTGTTGCGATGTTTACAGCAATGAGCCGGATGCTGGTCAATGGTGGTGAACCGGAGCTGGATCTGTCTGAACATCTGGTCAGCGTGGGCATCCGTTCGCTTTAACCGAGGTCATTATGTTTCTGATAATTCTCGCGCCACTGGTGGGCGTGCTGGGTGCGCTTTTGCTGGCGTATGGTGCCTGGCTGATTTATCCCCCGGCGGGTTTTGTTGTTGCCGGGGTGCTGTGCCTGTTCTGGTCGTGGCTGGTGGCGCGATATCTCGACCGTACACAGCCGTCTGTCGGCGGAGGTAAATAGTGTTCTTTTCGGGATTATTTCAACGAAAAAGTGACGCGCCGGTGACCACGCCAGCAGAGCTGGCGGATGCCATCGGGTTGTCTTACGACACCTATACCGGAAAGCAGATCAGCAGTCAGCGGGCCATGCGACTGACGGCGGTTTTTTCCTGCGTCAGAGTGCTAGCAGAGTCGGTCGGGATGTTGCCCTGCAATCTGTATCACCTGAACGGCAGCCTGAAACAGAGAGCCACCGGCGAACGTCTGCATAAGCTGATCTCCACGCATCCCAATGGCTATATGACGCCGCAGGAGTTCTGGGAGCTGGTGGTCACCTGTCTGTGCCTGAGGGGAAACTTTTACGCCTACAAAGTGAAAGCATTTGGCGAAGTGGCTGAACTGCTGCCCGTCGATCCCGGTTGTGTGGTACCGAAGCTTAACAGTCGCTGGGAGCCGGTCTATCAGGTCACATTCCCGGACGGTTCCACGGATGTACTGAGCCAGGAAGATATCTGGCATGTGCGCACGCTGACGCTGGACGGTCTGGTGGGACTGAATCCCATCGCCTATGCCCGCGAGGCAATATCGCTGGCAGCAGCGACCGAAGAGCACGGGGCCAGACTGTTCAGCAATGGTGCGGTGACGTCCGGTGTGTTGCGTACAGAACAGACGCTGTCGGATCAGGCTTATGAGCGCCTGAAGAAAGATTTTGAGGAGCGTCACACCGGGCTTGGCAATGCTCACCGCCCGATGATCCTTGAGATGGGGCTGGACTGGAAGTCGATGGCGCTGAACGCCGAGGACAGCCAGTTCCTGGAAACCCGCAAGTTTCAGCTTGAAGAAATCTGTCGTCTGTTCCGGGTGCCGTTGCACATGGTGCAGAACACCGATCGCGCCACCTTCAACAATATCGAAGAGCTGGGGCTGGGATTTATCAACTATTCACTGGTGCCGTATCTGACCCGCATCGAACAGCGGATCAACACCGGACTGGTACGAAAAAGTAAGCAGGGCGTTTATTACGCCAAATTTAACGCCGGGGCGTTACTGCGCGGGGATATGAAGTCCCGTTTTGAAGCCTACGCCACCGGGATCAACTGGGGAATTTACTCTCCCAATGACTGCCGCGACCTGGAAGATATGAATCCGCGTCCCGGTGGGGATGTCTATCTCACACCGATGAACATGACCACGAAACCATCCGATGGCAGTAAAGCCGGTAAGCAGAAGGATAACGCCAATGCAGACGAAACAACGTCTTGATGTACCGCTGAGTCTGAAATCTGTCAGTGACTCCGGTGAGTTTGAAGGGTATGGCTCCGTCTTTGGTGTAAAGGACAGCCACGATGATGTGGTGATGTCCGGGGCATTTGCTGCTTCACTGCGGGCGTGGAGTGACAGAAAAGCGTTACCTGCGCTGCTCTGGCAGCACCGCATGGATGAACCCATCGGTGTTTACACCGAAATGAAGGAAGACGATGTCGGGCTTTACGTCAGGGGACGGTTGCTTATTGATGATGATCCCCTCGCAAAACGCGCACATGCACACATGAAGGCCGGTTCGTTAACCGGCCTTTCTATTGGGTACGTCCTGAAAGACTGGGAATACGACCGGAGCAAAGAAGCCTTTCTGCTGAAAGAAATCGACCTCTGGGAAGTCAGCCTGGTGACGTTCCCGTCTAACGACGAGGCGCGGATCAGCGACGTCAAGAACGCACTGGCCCGCGGGGAAATCCCCGAACAGAAAAAAATCGAAAGAGTCCTGCGTGATGTCGGACTCTCCCGTACCCAGGCCAAAGCATTCATGGCCGGGGGCTATGGCGCACTGTCCCTGCGCGACGCTGAGGATGTGGGCTCTGCACTGAATGCACTGAAAAATCTAAACTTCTAATCAGGAGAAATACGATGGCGGTTGATATTAAAGATGTCGAACAGGTCGCGCAGGAGCTGCAGCAGAAGTTTGACGACTTCAAAGCAAAGAACGACAAGCGCGTGGATGCGATTGAGCAGGAAAAAGGCAAACTTGCCGGGCAGGTGGAAACCCTGAACGGGAAACTCAGCGAGCTGGAAAACCTCAAAAGCGATCTTGAAAAAGAGCTGCTTGAGCTGAAACGTCCGGCAGGTGGTGCGCAAAATAAACTGGCCACCGAGCATAAAGAAGCGTTTGTGGGCTTCCTGCGTAAAGGCCGTGAAGATGGTCTGCGCGATCTGGAGCGCAAGGCATTACAGGTGGGCACCGATGAAGACGGCGGCTATGCCGTGCCGGAAGCACTGGATCGCAACATTCTCACCCTGCTGAAAGATGAAGTGGTGATGCGCCAGGAAGCCACGGTGATCAGCGTTGGTGGTTCCGACTACAAAAAACTGGTGAATCTGGGCGGCACGGCTTCCGGATGGGTTGGCGAGACTGACGCGCGCTCCCAGACTGCCACCTCAAAACTGGGCCTGATTGAACCTTTCATGGGGGAAATCTACGGTAACCCGCAGGCCACCCAGAAAATGCTGGATGATGCCTTTTTCAACGTGGAAGCATGGATCAACAGCGAGCTGGCAACCGAATTTGCCGAACAGGAAGAAATTGCCTTTACCACCGGCGATGGTACCAAGAAGCCGAAAGGGTTCCTGGCGTATGAGTCCACGGATGAAACAGACAAGGTCCGGGCGTTCGGCAAACTTCAGCATATTGTATCCGGCGAAGCGACGGCGGTGACCGCAGATGCCATTATCAAACTGATTTACACGCTGCGTAAGGCACACCGCACTGGCGCGAAGTTCATGATGAACAACAACAGTCTGTTTGCCATCCGTCTGCTGAAAGACAGTGAGGGTAACTATCTGTGGCGTCCGGGGCTGGAGCTGGGGCAGCCGTCCTCTCTGGCGGGTTACGCTATCGCTGAAAACGAACAGATGCCGGATATTGCCGCTGATGCGAAAGCCATTGCATTTGGTAACTTCAAACGGGGTTACACCATCGTTGACCGTATCGGTACCCGCATTCTGCGTGACCCGTACACCAATAAACCGTTTGTCGGTTTTTATACCACCAAGCGCACCGGCGGCATGCTGGTCGATTCGCAGGCCATCAAACTGCTGAAGATTGCAGCGGCGTAATCATTCAGGGGGCGCAGAAGTGCGCCCCCTGTTCTGACAGGTGAAAGAATCATGATCCTGAAACAAGATCTGAAATGGTCACCGGACGGTATGCGTGTTGAGATTATTCGGGCCGGTGAGTATGAAGATAAAGAATTACCCGAACGGGTACGCGAAATTGCCACTGCAGCTGGGATTGTCTCTGATAAGAGAACACCTGTTGCGCGGGGGGCTGATAAGTCTAAAAAACAGCATTCATAGAGGTTGCCCAAATGATGCCCACTCTGGAAGAGCTTCGTGTTCAGTGCCGGATTGATGATGACAATGAACAGGAGAATTCTCTTCTTATGATGTATCTGGCTGCTGCCAGGGAAGAGGCTGAAAAGTTTTTAAACCGGACGCTTTACGATGAAACTGTTTCTGAGCAGGATACGACCGGGCTTGTAATAACACCTCTGATAAAACTGCGTCTTATGCAACTGGTTGGCTACTGGTACGAGAACAGGGAAATGCAGGATGCAGTGCCTGATTTTTTCTATACCGGACTGCGGATGTATCGATTTCATCCCGGAACATAGGAGGATTCATGCAGGCAGGAAGATTACGTGATCGTGTGGTTATTCTGAATGCCACCACCGTTCGGTCTCCGTCAGGGCACCCTGTGGAAACAATGACGGAGGGGGCAACCATATGGGCAGAAGTTAAGGGGATCAGTGGCAGGGAGAGAATATCCGGAGGCGCAGAAACTGCTCAGGCTACAGTGAGGGTCTGGATGAGATTCCGGCGAGATGTAACAGCAACTTCATGTCTGAAAGTGCTGACTGGTGCATTCAAAGGCGCGATTCTGAGTATAGACGGTCCGCCGATACCGGATGCTCGTGCCACACGGCTTGAGATACTCTGTTCTCAGAAGGGGAATGTGTGATGGATTTCAGTCTTGATTTTTCAGGTCTGGCGGATATTGCACGGGATCTGGAGACGCTCAGCAGGGCAGAAAACAATAAGGTACTGCGCGATGCCACCCGTGCCGGTGCTGAAGTTATGCGGGATGCAGTTGTTGAACGTGCGCCGGAGCGAACCGGGAAACTGAAGAAAAATGTGGTTGTTCTCACTCAGCGTTCAAAGCGTCGGGGGGAAATTATCTCGGGTGTCCACATTCGTGGACGGAACCTGCGAACCGGAAACAGTGATAACAGCATGAAAGCCAGTGATCCCCGAAATGCGTTTTACTGGCGCTTTGTGGAGCTGGGAACGATAAACATGCCCGCGCATCCGTTCATTCGCCCGGCTTTCGATACGACAGAGGAACTGGCAGCACAGATTGCCATACAGCGAATGAATCAGGCTATTGATGAGGTCTTAAGTAAATGAGAGAGACCACACTGTATTCCCTGCTGTCTCAACTGGCCGGAGGACAGGTTTATCCTTATGTGGTCCCGCTGACGGAGGGAAAGCCTGCGGTATCTCCGCCATGGCTGGTATTTTCTGTGGTGTCTGACACTGCGTCTGATGTGCTTGATGGTCAGGCTGAATCCAGAATTACCGTGCAGATCGATGTCTGGGCAACAGTACCTGATGACGCAGATGATATCCGTGAGCAGGCGCTTGATGCGGTAAGGCAACTTGCACCCTCCGTTATTTCTAAAACTCAGGGTTATGATCCTGATTCCCGTCTGAGCAGAGCCACGCTTGAATTTCAGGTAATAGCCTGAGGTCGTTAATGATTTTACCCACCCGCCGCTGGCGGGTTTTTTATTTTCAGGAGACGAGTATGTCCTCTAATTTTGAGCGTTCGCAACTGACGAAAATTATGATTTCGTCTGCACCGGTAACAGCAGAAACCCTGGATTCTGCCAGCTATCTTGGCCTGAGCTGTACAATCAAAGAGGTGCAGTTTACCGCAGGACAAAAGCAGGATATTGATGTCACCACGCTGTGTTCTGTTGAGCAGGAAAATATTAACGGCCTTGGTGCCGCGTCAGAGATTTCCATGTCAGGCAACTTTTACCTCAATGCTGCCCAGAACGCGTTGCGCAGTGCCTATGACAATGACACCACGTATGGCTTTAAAGTTATTTTTCCGTCAGGCAACGGATTTACCTTTATGGCAGAGGTGCGTCAGCATACCTGGTCTGCAGGAACTAATGGTGTTGTGGCTGCAACGTTTTCCCTGCGCCTGAAAGGTAAACCTGTGCTGACGACAGAGCCGCTGAAAGTGAAGGTCGATTTAAACAGCACGCTGCAGGTTTCTGCCGGAGCGAAACTCGAAATGGTGGTTGAGGCTGCCGGTGGTGTGCCGCCTTATTCTTATGTCTGGAAGAAAGGTAGTTCTCCTGTTTCCGGACAGACGGCGGCAACATTCAGTAAGGCATCAGCAGCATCAGGTGATGCCGGTGCGTATACCTGCGAGATTTCTGATTCAGCAAGCCCTGTTAACAAGGTGACCTCCACTTCCTGCACTGTTACCGTCAGTTAATGAGGATAGATGTGATGACTAAAAATATCCGCAATCTGGCACTGGCAACGATGTCGGGGTTTCGCCATAAAACTGTTGATGTGCCTGAATGGGAAGGGGCAACGGTTGTATTACGGGAACCTTCTGCAGAAGCCTGGTTGCGCTGGCAGGAGATCGTTAAAGCAAAAGATGATGAGACACCGTTATCCGTTGCGGAGCGCGCCCGCCGAAATCTGGAGGCAGATGTTGAACTATTCATTGATGTTCTGTGTGATACCGGACTGCAACCTGTATTTTCAGAGGATGATCGTGAACAGGTGATTGCCGTGTATGGCCCGGTGCATGCGCGGCTTCTTCGGCAGTCTCTGGAACTGATCAGTGATGCCGGCGAGGTTAAAAAAAAGTAGCGCTTCCGGGGATGCGTTTTCTGATGATGCTGGCGCTCAGGATGGGGCGCACATTGTCAGAGTTACGCCGGGAAATGTCCGCATCAGAAATCATGATGTGGGCAGAATTTGACAGGTTCAGCCCGCTGGGTGACGAGCGGGCTGATATCCGGGCTGCCCAGATAGTTTCTGCGGTTTACGGTGCGCAGGGTGTCAAAGTCCCACTGAATGATGCGCTTCTTCAGTGGGAACAAGAGCAGACAGAAGGCGTCTCAGATCCATTTGCCGGACTGGAAAACGCGCTTTTAATAGTGTCTCAGTGAGTCAACATAACCGCTTCGGCGGTTTTTTTCGTCCGGAGAATGAGTGTGGCGACATTACGTGAACTGATTATTAAAATCTCGGCAAATTCCCGGTCATTCCAGTCAGAGATCTCCCGGGCTTCGCGTATGGGGCAGGATTACTACCGTACCATGCAGAACGGAGGCCGGCAGTCCGCTGCTGCATCCCGTGAAATGCGGCGTGCACTGGCAGAAGTGACGGATCAGATAAATATAGCTAAATCTTCGGCACTGAATATGGCGGGGGCATTTGCCGGAGCTTTTGCTACCGGTCATCTTATTTCTCTCGCCGATGAGTGGAATTCAGTAAATGCCCGTCTGAAGCAGGCTTCACAGTCCAGTGATGATTTTCAGGTATCACAACGTGAATTAATGGCAATCAGCCAGAGAACGGGAACGGCGTTTTCTGATAACGCCAGCCTTTTTGCCCGCTCTGCAGCTTCCATGCGGGAGTATGGCTACAGTTCTGAGGAGGTACTGAAAGTCACCGAGGCGATCTCTACGGGCCTGAAATTATCCGGTGCCAGTACAGCAGAAGCCAGTTCGGTGATCACGCAGTTCAGTCAGGCACTGGCGCAGGGAGTGCTGCGCGGTGAAGAATTTAACTCTGTGAATGAGAACGGCGATCGTGTTATTCGTGCGCTGGCTGCGGGAATGGGTGTTGCCCGTAAGGATCTGAAGGCCATGGCGGATAACGGAAAACTGACCGCCGATAAGGTTGTTCCTGCACTGATTAGTCAGCTTGGGGCGTTGCGTGATGAATATGCAGCAATGCCTGATACTGTTTCATCCTCTGCAACCAAAGTTGAAAACGCCTTTATGGCCTGGGTTGGTGGTGCGAACGAGGCAAGCGGAGTGACAAAGACACTCACCGGGGTGTTGAATGGTGTTGCAGACAATATGGATACCGTGGCTGCTGCAGCTGGCGCACTGGTTGCCGTCGGGGTAGCCCGATATTTTGGCAATATGGCGTCGTCTGCTGGATCTGCAACTGCCGGATTAATTACTGCAGCCAGAAAAGAAGTGGCTCTTGCTGAAGCGCAACTTCGGGGGACACAGATAGCAACCGCCAGGGCGCGTGCGGCGGTTTATCGTGCGCAACAGGCGGTTGTTGCTGCTCGCGGTACCGAAAGGCAGGCCGCAGCAGAAGCGAAGCTGACAGCTGCCCAGGCGTCACTTACCCGTAATATTGCGGCCAGAACAGCGGCACAGACAACGCTGAATACTGTCACGTCAGTGGGGAGTCGTCTGTTAAGTGGTGCGCTGGGGTTGGTTGGTGGTGTGCCGGGACTCGTCATGCTGGGGGCGACGGCCTGGTACACGATGTATCAGAATCAGGAGCAGGCCAGAGAATCTGCACGCCAGTATGCCGCAACAATCGACGAAATTCGCCAGAAAACGTCGGCAATGTCGCTTCCTGAAGCGTCAGATAATGAGGAAAAGACGCGGCAGGCACTTGATGAGCAAAACAGGTTAATTGACGAGCAGAAAAGTAAGATTAAATCCTTACAGGAAAAAATTGCTGGCTATCAGTATGTGCTGGCAAACCCGGGCTGGACAACCGATAACGGTTTTATGATTAACCACATGACGTCGGTAAAAACTGTCACAGAAGGGCTTGCAGAAGCAACAAATCAACTGGCAGTTGAACAGTCCCGTCTCACACAAATGCAGGGCAAAGCGCAATCCATTCAGGATGTGCTTGCCGGGCTGGAGGAGCGACGGGTGGCGTTGATCCGTCAACAGGCCGCGGAACAAAACAAAGCGTATCAGTCCCTGTTGATCATGAATGGGCAGCATACCGAGTTTAATCGCCTTCTCGGGCTCGGTAATGAATTACTTCAGCAGCGACAGGGGCTGGTGAATGTACCGTTACGGCTACCACAGGCAACCCTGGATGATAAACAGCAGGCCGCACTGAATAACAGTGAGCGCGAACTGGCTCTGTCCCGCCTGAAGGGGGAAGCCCGTGAGCGTGCCCGCCTGGGTTATGCTGCGGATGATCTCGGCTTTGTGGGAGAGGCGTATCAGACAGCCAGACAGAATTATATCAATAACTCACTGGATGCCTGGCGAAATAACCAGGCAAATAAACCCAAAGCGCATAAAAAGACCGAAGCGGAAAAAACAGAAGATATTTATAAACGGCTGATTAAACAGCAAAAAGAACAAATAGCACTGGCAGGGCAGAATACTGAACTGGCTAAGATGAAATATCAGGTCAGTCAGGGCGAATTATCAACCCTGTCAGAAGCGCAGAAAAAAACGCTTTTGCAGAATGCAGCACTCATCGACCAGAAAAAGATTCGTGAGCAGCTTGCTGCGTATGAGAGCAGTCTGGCGGACAGTAATGCCAGTGCCCGGGCATCTGACGAAGCGCAGTTGCTGGGATATGGTGAAGGCTCACGGATGCGTGAACGACTCCAGGAAATGTGGAGTATCCGGCAGGCGTTTGAGCAGAAAAATAACGAGCTGCTGAGACAGTATCAGGCCGGAGAAATTGAAGAAGCTCTGTGGAAACAGGAGAAAGAACTGAATAAAAAATATCTGGAAGAGCGTCTCAGCGATCAGCAGGATTATTATGCAAAGGCCGATGCTTTACGTAATAACTGGAATGCCGGACTCCAGGAGGGACTGACCAACTGGGCAGACAGTGCCACCGATTATGCTTCACAGGCGGCAGATGCTGTCGTTTCCACGATGGACGGGCTGGTATCAAATATTTCCGATGCACTGGCCGGGAATGTTGTGGACTGGAGGAACTGGGGGAGTTCAGTTCTCCGGGAAGTTTCAAAAATTCTGATGAATGCAGCCATTGTTAACGGACTGAAATCACTCTCCGGTGCCGGAGGGTGGCTTGGTACGGTCGGCGGATGGATTTCGGGGGCAGTGGCAAACGCAAAAGGTGGTGTTTACACATCGGCAAATCTGAGTGCTTACAGTAACACTATTGTGGATACACCGACGTATTTTGCTTTTGCGAAAGGTGCCGGGTTGATGGGCGAGGCCGGGCCTGAAGCAATCATGCCACTGACACGGGCAGCGGACGGCTCTCTTGGGGTCAGGGCCATTGGAAATGTGAATGGTGGCGGTGGATTTGTTTATTCTCCCGTGTATCACATCAGCATTCAGAATCAAGGGAGCAATGGCGAGATAGATGCGCGCTCAGCCAGGGGACTGGTGGATCTGATCGACAGCAGGGTTGTGTCAATTATGCAGTCATCGCGTCGGGATGGAGGATTGTACAGTGCCTGAGCCTGAAGTTTTTAACTGGATCCCCCGTGAGGGGATGGAGACGACACGAAAGCCATCAGTTATTACGGTAAAGTTTGGTGACGGATATGAACAGCGACGGGCTGGTGGTCTGAATGCGGATCTGAAAACGTTTAAACCGGTATTTCGTGTCACAGATGAATATTCCCGTGCCGCGCTGGACAGTTTTTTATCCCGTCATGCCGGGATTCGTGCTTTTTTGTGGCGTCCGCCAAAACACAACAGGACTGTCCGGGTTGTCTGCAGGGAGTGGAGCATTTCGGATAATACCATGTATACCGATTTTAACTGTACCTTTGAAGAGGTCACTCACTGATGCAGGATATACAGCAGGAAACACTCAATGAGTGCACTAAAACGGAGCAATCCGCGCTGGTCGTGCTCTGGGAAATTGATCTGACAGAAGTCGGCGGAGATCGTTATTTCTTCTGTAATGAGCAGAACGAAAAAGGTGAACCAGTCACCTGGCAGGGGCGGCAGTATCAGGCTTATCCCATTCAGGGAAGCGGATTTGAGATGAACGGCAAAGGAGCCAGTGCAAGGCCAACGCTTAAAGTCTCTAATCTGTACGGCATGGTCACCGGGATGGCGGAAGATCTGCAGAGTCTGGTCGGCGGAACGGTGGTCCGGCGTAAGGTTTACGCCCGTTTTCTGGATGCGGTGAACTTCGTCAACGGAAACAGTGACGCCGATCCGGAGCAGGAGGTGATCAGCCGCTGGCGCATCGAACAGTGCAGCGAACTGAGCGCGGTCAGTGCCTCTTTTGTGCTGTCCACACCGACGGAAACGGATGGTGCTGTTTTTCCGGGGCGCATCATGCTGGCCAACACCTGCACCTGGATCTACCGCGGCGATGAGTGCGGTTATGATGGCCCGGCGGTCGCGGATGAATATGACCAGCCAACGTCCGATATCACGAAGGATAAATGCAGCAAATGCCTGAGTGGTTGCAAGTTCCGCAATAACGTCGGCAATTTTGGCGGCTACCTTTCCATTAACAAACTTTCGCAGTAAACCCATGACAGAGACAGAATCAGCGATTCTGGCGCACGCCCGGCGATGTGCGCCAGCGGAGTCGTGCGGCTTCGTGGTGAGAACGCCGGAGGGGGACAGATATTTTCCCTGCGTGAATATCTCCGGTGAGCCGGAGGCGTATTTCCGGATGTCGCCGGAGGACTGGCTGCAGGCAGAGATGCAGGGGGAGGTTGTGGCACTGGTCCACAGCCACCCCGGTGGTCTGCCCTGGCTGAGTGAGGTCGACAGGCGGCTGCAGGTGCAGAGTGATTTGCCGTGGTGGCTGGTCTGCCGGGGGGCGATTCACAAGTTCCGCTGTGTGCCACATCTTACCGGGCGGCGCTTTGAGCACGGGGTGACGGACTGTTACACGCTGTTCCGGGATGCATACCATCTGGCGGAAATTGAGATGCCGGATTTTTATCGCGGGGATGACTGGTGGCGTAACGGCCAGAATCTCTATCTTGACAATATGGAGGCGACTAGTTTTTACCGTGTCGCACTGACAGAGGCGCAGCCGGGCGATGTGCTGCTGTGCTGTTTTGGTTCATCGGTGCCGAATCATGCCGCCATTTACTGCGGCGACGGCGAGCTGCTGCACCATATTCCTGAACAACTGAGCAAACGAGAGAGGTATACCGACAAATGGCAGCGACGCACACACTCCCTCTGGCGTCACCGGGCATGGCACGCATCTGCCTTTACGGGAATTTACAACGATTTGGCCGCCGCATCGACCTTCGTGTGAAAACGGGGGCCGAAGCCATCCGGGCGCTGGCCATGCAGATCCCGGCGTTTCGTCAGAAACTGAGTGACGGCTGGTATCAGGTACGGATTGCCGGGCGTGATGCAGGTGAAACCGAATTGTCTGCCCGTCTTAATGAGCCGCTGGCAAATGGTGCCGTGATCCACATCGTTCCGCGTCTGGAGGGGGCCAAAAGTGGCGGTGTGTTTCAGGCGGTGCTGGGTGCGGCGCTGATTGCGGTGGCATGGTGGAACCCTGTGGGCTGGCTAGGGGCCGCGGCTGTATCGGGTATGTATGCAGCAGGGGCCAGTATGATCCTGGGTGGTGTGGCGCAGATGCTGGCACCGAAAGCCAGGACGCCCACGGCAGCCAGTACAGATAACGGCAAACAGAACACGTATTTCTCGTCACTGGATAACATGGTTGCCCAGGGCAATGTTCTGCCCGTTCTGTACGGTGAAATGCGTGTGGGGTCGCGGGTGGTATCTCAGGAGATCAGCACGGCAGATGAAGGTGATGGTGGTCAGGTTGTGGTGATTGGTCGCTGATGAAAAATGTTTTATGTGAAACCGCCTCCGGGCGGTTTTGTCGTTTATGGAGCGTGAGGAATGGGTAAAGGCAGCAGTAAGGGGCATACCCCGCGCGAAGCGAAGGACAACCTGAAGTCCACGCAGTTGCTGAGTGTGATTGATGCCATCAGCGAAGGTCCGGTTGAAGGTCCGGTGGATGGATTAAAAAGCGTGCTGCTGAACAGTACGCCGGTGCTGGACAGCGAGGGGAATACCAATATCTCCGGCGTCACGGTGGTGTTCCGGGCAGGCGAGCAGGAGCAGACACCGCCGGAGGGATTTGAATCCTCCGGCTCCGAGACGGTGCTGGGTACGGAAGTGAAATATGACACGCCGATCACCCGCACCATCACGTCGGCAAACATCGACCGTCTGCGCTTTACCTTCGGTGTGCAGGCACTGGTGGAAACCACCTCAAAGGGGGACAGGAATCCATCGGAAGTCCGCCTGCTGGTTCAGATACAACGTAACGGTGGCTGGGTGACGGAAAAAGACATCACCATTAAGGGCAAAACCACCTCGCAGTATCTGGCCTCGGTGGTGGTGGATAACCTGCCGCCGCGCCCGTTTAATATCCGGATGCGCAGGATGACGCCGGACAGCACCACAGACCAGCTGCAGAACAAAACGCTCTGGTCGTCATACACCGAAATCATCGATGTGAAACAGTGCTACCCGAATACGGCACTGGTCGGCGTGCAGGTGGATTCGGAGCAGTTCGGCAGCCAGCAGGTGAGCCGTAATTATCATCTGCGCGGGCGTATTCTGCAGGTGCCGTCGAACTATAACCCGCAGACGCGGCAATACAGCGGTATCTGGGACGGAACGTTTAAGCCAGCATACAGCAACAACATGGCCTGGTGTCTGTGGGATATGCTGACCCATCCACGCTACGGCATGGGGAAACGTCTTGGTGCGGCAGATGTGGACAAATGGGCGCTGTACGTTATCGGCCAGTACTGCGACCAGTTGGTACCGAATGGTTTTGGCGGCACGGAGCCGCGCATCACCTGTAATGCCTGGCTGACCACACAGCGTAAGGCGTGGGATGTTCTCAGCGATTTCTGCTCGGCGATGCGCTGTATGCCGGTATGGAACGGGCAGACGCTGACGTTCGTGCAGGACCGACCGTCGGATAAGGTGTGGACCTATAACCGCAGTAATGTGGTGATGCCGGATGATGGCGCGCCGTTCCGCTACAGCTTCAGCGCCCTGAAGGACCGCCATAATGCCGTTGAGGTGAACTGGATTGACCCGGATAACGGCTGGGAGACGGCGACAGAGCTTGTGGAGGATACGCAGGCCATTGCCCGTTACGGTCGTAACGTCACGAAGATGGATGCCTTTGGCTGTACCAGCCGGGGGCAGGCACACCGCGCCGGGCTGTGGCTGATTAAAACGGAGCTGCTGGAGACGCAGACCGTGGACTTCAGCGTGGGTGCCGAAGGGCTTCGCCATGTACCGGGCGATGTCATTGAAATCTGTGATGATGACTATGCGGGGATCAGCATCGGCGGGCGTGTGCTGGCGGTGAACAGCCAGACCCGGACGCTGACGCTCGACCGTGAAATCACGCTGCCATCCTCCGGCACCACGCTGATAAGCCTGGTTGACGGAAGTGGCAATCCGGTCAGCGTGGAGGTCCAGTCCGTCACCGACGGCGTGAAGGTGAAAGTGAGCCGGGTTCCTGACGGCGTTGCCGGATACAGCGTGTGGGGGCTGAAGCTGCCGACGCTGCGCCAGCGCCTGTTCCGCTGTGTGAGTATCCGTGAGAACGACGACGGCACGTATGCCATCACTGCCGTGCAGCATGTACCGGAGAAAGAAGCCATCGTGGATAACGGGGCGCACTTTGACGGTGACCAGAGCGGCACGGTGAATGGTGTCACGCCGCCAGCAGTGCAGCATCTGACCGCCGAAGTCACCGCAGACAGCGGGGAATATCAGGTGCTGGCGCGATGGGACACGCCGAAGGTGGTGAAGGGCGTGAGCTTTATGCTTCGCCTGACCGTGGCAGCGGATGACGGCAGTGAGCGGCTGGTCAGCACGGCCAGGACGACGGAAACCACATACCGCTTCACGCAACTGGCGCTGGGGAACTACAGGCTGACGGTCCGGGCGGTAAATGCGTGGGGACAGCAGGGCGATCCGGCGTCGGTATCGTTCCGGATCGCCGCACCGGCAGCACCGTCGCGGATTGAGCTGACGCCGGGCTATTTTCAGATAACCGCAACGCCGCATCTTGCGGTTTATGATCCGACGGTACAGTTTGAGTTCTGGTTCTCGGAAAAGCGGATTACCGATATCAGGCAGGTTGAAACCACAGCCCGCTATCTTGGCACGGGGCTGTACTGGATAGCCGCCAGTATCAATATCAAACCGGGTCGTGATTATTACTTTTATATCCGCAGTGTGAACACCGTCGGCAAATCGGCATTCGTGGAGGCTGTTGGTCGGGCGAGCGATGATGCGGAAGGTTACCTGGATTTTTTCAAAGGCCAGATAACCGAATCCCATCTCGGCAAGGAGCTGCTGGAAAAAGTCGAGCTGACGGAGGATAACGCCAGCAAACTGGAGGAGTTTTCGAAAGAGTGGAAGGACGCCAGTGATAAGTGGAATGCCATGTGGGGCGTCAAAATTGAGCAGACCAAAGAC